GTATTAGCATCACAGTTAGATGTTCCACCTGTCCAGGACTTTGTGTTTGATGCTAGAGGAACACTTACTTCTGGAGAAGGCATTCGGTTGGATAGCTCTATGGATGCGTGGTATTATTTCGGGGTTATTTCAGGAGAAACTGGTAACATAGGTTTGGATATTGACCCTAAAACACTGGGGCCAGATAACCTCAAAGTATTTGTTGATTCTAGGGTTTACTGGTCATCTATAGCCAATAATATACAGGGAACTGGGGGAAGTGTAGGTTTAAGGCTTGACCCAACCAACGGTTCTATTTTAAGCAGTGTTTTTGAAGGGATAAATATTCATGGTTTTGAGACGTTGTTCAAATCGCTGAATCCAGGTGGTGGTCTATCCTTTTTGGGTAATGAAATTAATCCAGGACAACTATATACAGGCACTACTGGTGTTCAAGATGGCGAAGCGGGTGCAAGCGGACACACAGGGAATAGGTATGAACTGCATTTTGCAGGAGCTTTGACAACAGGAGTATCTATTTACGGAGACAACAGCATCTATACACTGGTTTCCTCTTATTCTGGTGCTGCAACTACTCCCACTGTTTTCCAATCTGGAGCCAGTAGTAATCTGGTTATGGCAGAGACTAATAGTTCAACCTTCACAGATAGTTCAGGAGTAAACACCAATAAGGTGCTAACTCCTGCGACCCATAGGGCGATATTAGCTGTAACTGGTAGCCAAGCCTATGCTGCGGCTACCGGCCCCTTCATAGAGTTCGTTACAGGGACACTCAGTAAAACTGGAGAGAATATCCCAGCTCCTAGAGTTGGAGTCCTCAAAAACCTAGTTATTAGAATATCAGCAAATACACTTGACGGAACCTGCGGAGTATATCTGCACAAAGCTAATGGGGCCTCTGGGGTAGAGAAAACGATTTCGGCAGGTCAAACAGGGACTTTAAGCGATACAATACATTCAGTTCAGGTAGTAACAGGTGATTTGATTAAAATTCTTATTAGTCTACCAGGAGGAGCAGGCTCTATAACTATTACCAGCATAAGTATTGACTTTGAATAACTGGAGGTAGGAGAAGGTAACTAGATGGTATTACAAGGTAAGAGAGATAGATTATGAGTTATAAGAGCTACGCCGACAGTGTGAAGAAGGGACTAAAGGACAAGGTTGGTAGTCAGTTGGTTGATATATGTGCGGATATAGTCAAGCAGGCTCAGGAAAACGCTAACCAAGCTCCGCCTAAGCACCCGCAGGTGCAGACGGGCACGCTCAGGCGTTCAATTACCCTTGATGTTGATAAGAAGAAACTGGAGGGTAAGGTTGGGATTATGAAGGGTAAGCTCGAAGGCGATAAAGCGCTAATTTATGCCCCTTTTGTGGAGTTTGGTAGTGCTACCCGTCCACCATATCCTTACCTCTTCCCAGCGGCTGAGGCGGTAACAAAGAAGGCCAAGGACTATTTCAGATGATAAATGCAATAGCTACGGCGATTTACAACATATTAAAGGCAGATGTGACCTTGATGACAGCTCTGGGTGGGGTAGCTGGTAATGGCTACAAGACTTACCATGTCATAGCACCGCAGACAGCCGTGTTACCTTACGAGACATTCGGATTGCTTTCTGATAGCCCGCTTGGTGACTTCGATAGTCAAGTGACAATCGAGGATACTACTTGGTGGCTGAATGTCTTTTCTAGCACTGGGAGCAAGGATGCTGGACTTATCGCTGGTTATGTGATGGCCGTATTAGACAACGCATCTCTGACAGTAGCGTTATATAACCCTTTAGATTGTGAGCGTGAATTCATAGGTAGCCCGATTTATGACCCAGAGACGGGAGTTTACCAGATACCGATGAGGTATCGTATTCGGGTCAATAAGATTTAGGGAGGTTTACAATGGCGAGCACGAAGGTTGTTGGCACAGCGGGGGAGGTTCAAGTTCCTACGGCAACTGCAATCCATGGCATTAAGTCATGGACGGTCGATTTAATATTTGACGTAGGCGAGACCACATCATTCGATGACGTGGGAGTTAAGGCATTTCTACCAACGGTAAATGGATGGAGTGGGACGTTCGAGGGCTATAAAGTCGGAGCCCCTCTTACTATTGGGGCAGCGACGACCATTACCCTTGAGGAAACGGCCACAGCCACACAGCAATATGTTGGAGCTTGTATCATCACTGGGTTGCATAGTTCAACTGCCCATGATGGCATAGTAAGCGAAGCCTATGACTTCCAGGGTACAGCAGGATTAACCATACCGACAGCATAAAGGAGGCTTACAATGAGTACAAAGTATGCAGGAAATGCAGGAGAAGTCGAAGTCCCAGCGGCGGGAGGAATTACAGGCATTAAGTCGTGGACATTAGATTACATTTATGACGTAGGCGAGACCACATCGTTCGACGATGTAGGGGTCAAGGCATTTCTACCTTTGGGAAGTGGATGGTCTGGGACTTTTGAGGGTTACAAAACTGGGGTTCCTATCACTATCGGTTCTGTCACTGACATCGTTCTCAAGGAGACGCAGACATTAAACCAAGACTGGACTGGTGCTTGTATCATTACTGGTCTACATGCCGCAACGGGGCACGATGGCATAGTAACCTATGCCTATGACTATCAGGGCACAGGAGCTTTGACTATACCGATAGCATAAACTAAATAGAAGGAGGAGAAGATGGAACTTACAGGGGAAATAGGCAAACTTGTCATTGACGGGGTGCAGGTGGGTGGCCTTCGGGGTTGGACGGTGTTCGTCGAAACCAAGCCGCCCATCCGCAGTTGGGTTACAGCTGCGGGATTCTGGATGCGGCGAATAATCGAAACCGATAAGGTAGAAGCATCGTTTTATAGGAAAACTGAAAGCGGTGAGCTAAAACTGGTCTACGAAAGTATGGCCACTATTAAACTCCCGAAAAGTTATCCGTTTGATGTGGTAGTACCCGAAGTAGTCAAGTTGACCTTTGATGTGGATTTTGACTGGCGAGAAATGTGAAGAACAGTACTGAGGGCGTCGCTTACTTGTTGCGGAAGACCAGTATGACGCTTATGGAAATCCGTGAGTTGGAACTAGGTCAGTTCAGGGAACTGTTTGAAGAAGTAAAATATCAGGAATCGGTAGATGAATACCAACGGGGTATGTATGTGGCAAGTTTAATAGCAGCTATCGCTAACAGTGTGCCCAGGAGGTCGCCCAAAATGTATAAGGCAAGCGACTTCCTGAACTGGAGAGAGCCTCAGCGAGGTCAACAGATAAAGGATACTGGGATAGCATTGGAATCGTTGGCCGCAAAAGCAGGAATTGATATGCCAAAAGGAGGATAAAAATGAAAAAGGATATACTGGCAACACCGAAGGGCAAGACTTTCAAATTGGCGGACGGAAAGGAATACACATTGTCGCCGTTCAATCTGAACACTTTGGCCAATCTTGAGGAGGCATTTGATTGTGAGCTGGAGGAATTGGAGAGCAAGTTGAAAAAGCACTCTGCCACTGCCTTCCGAAAGCTCCTCCTTGTACTACTTTTGGAGGACTATCCTGACTTGACACTGATTGATGTTGGGAAACTGGTTTCACTCGACAAGATGACCGATATAGTGGCGGAATTAACCATCGCTCTCGGAGAACTGAAGGTGTAATATGGCGAATGTAATTGGGGAGTTCGTAGCAAAAATCGGCGCTGATATGGCTGGCTTCGAGAAGGGTATCGATTCTGCTGATAAAAAGATGGGCGGGTTCGCTTCTAATTTCGCCAAACACAGGAAAGCTATAGGCATGGGAATGACCGCCATGGGTGGTGCTATAGTCGCTGGGCTCGGACTAGCCGTGAAATCTGCTGCAGACTTTGAAGCGGGGATGCGTGAAGTCAACACTATGATGGGGTTGGGGCAGGTAGAGTTTGAAACATTTTCTAAGGATGTGCTTCAACTTTCTAATGATATGGGTATCAATGCGGTGGAATCGACGAAGGCACTCTATCAGGCTATATCTGCTGGAGTCCCAAAAGAGAATGTATTGACATTTATGGAGGTCGCCTCGAAGGCTGCCATAGGTGGTGTCACCGATACCGAAACAGCCGTTGATGGGCTGACTACTGTATTAAACGCCTTTAAGATACCCATGGAAGATGCTCAGAAGGTAGCGGATATAATGTTCACCACTGTTAAAGGTGGTAAGACGACATTTGAGGAGTTGGCTGCTTCAATGTTCCAAGTAGCACCAATAGCTTCAGCTTCTGGGATATCGTTTGATGAAGTCTCGGCCGCTCTTGCTACAATGACCAAGCAGGGCTTTCCTACGGCGCAAGCTACAACTGCCATTAGACAGGCTATAGTCCAGCTACAGAAGCCAACCGCTGACATGACTAAAATGCTAGATTCCCTCGGTTATGAATCAGGAGAAGCGATGATAGCGGAACTGGGCTTTGGTAAGGCTCTTGATACGCTACGAGAAGCGACAGGTGGCAGTAATGAGATGTTAATGAAAATGTTCGGGTCGGTCGAGGCTGGAGGTGCTGTCCTTGCTCTTACAGGGGAGAATGCTAAGACTTACACCGCCGACCTTAATGCCATGAAACATGCTTCAGATGGTGCTGGTGCTTCACAGGAGGCATTTAATGAGATTGAAAAAGGAGCTGCTAGACAGTTCGAGAAGGCAAAGGAAAGTATAAAGGCAGTCGCTATCGAGATAGGTGGGACTCTCCTACCGCAGCTAACGCCTTTAATTGAGCAAGTGGGAGCCGTTGTTGGCAAGGTATCTGCATGGATGTCGGCTAATCCTGAACTGACAGGCACTATTGTTAAGGTAATAGCTGTTGTTGGTGGACTTCTGGTTGTCATCGGTCCCCTCTTGTTGGTATTACCTACTATCATTAGTTTGATGCCCATTCTCGGCGCTGCTTTTGCGGCATTACTTGGGCCGGTCGGGTTGGTTATATTAGCAGTAGGAGCGTGGACTGCGGCTGGAATAGCCTTATATCAGAATTGGGATATTATAATGACAGGAATAGAGGTATTAACAGCCAGAGTTGTTAATAATATTGTTGGTTTTATTAATAATATGATTGACGCAATAAACCTTCTTCCAGGAGTCGATATCGGCAAGATTGGTTTGATGGCAGAGCCAACAATTAAAGTTACTGGCGTTTCGCAGAAAACTAGAGATATACAAGCTGAGACACCGCCTAAGATGCACGGCGGAGGTATAGTCCCTGGGCGCCCTGGTCAGGAAGTGCCTATACTAGCAGAGGCTGGGGAGATTGTTTCACCAGTAGTGGGAGCAGGTGGCATAACCATTATTCAGAATATAGAAGGTAGCGTAATATCTGAAAGAGAACTTGGCGAAATCGCACAGCGAGAACTGGTGAGACTGGGTCGACTGGATTACACGGCGGGTATACCATAAGTCGACTAGACTCTTCGAGGAGATTATATGGCGTGGTTAGGTACATGGGCTAATAGAATAGAACTCGATCTTGATAATACCAATATCGATAGTGATTTAACTCACTTCCCTATACTCATTAAACTCGGAACTAATGTAGGGCAGGATGGGCAAGACCTCACGAAGGTATTTGCTGAGGTAGGCGCTTCGAACCTCAAGATAGCTGTTACCGACGAAGATGGAGTTACCCAGCTTTATGTAGAAGTAGAACAGTGGGATACTGTTACCCCTGTAGCCTATCTGTGGGCTAGTAGTTCTACATTCGTCTTACATTCTAACCGCCCTACGAAGATATACCTTTATTACGATAGCACTCAGGACGACAATTCTACTTATGTTGGAGTCCCTAATAGTGCAGTTGCGGAGAATGTCTGGGATGCTAACTATGTTTATGTCGACCACATGAGAGATGACCCAGACAACCAGCATACTAAAGACAGCACGACCAATGATAATGATGGGACTAAAGGAGCAGCGGGAGAGCCTGCGCAGACTACGGGCAAAATAGGGCATGGGCAGGACTATGATGGTGTTAATGATATCTTAACTGTTGCCGATGCCGCTTCGATTCAGAATGTATGTAACAGTGGCGGGACAGTAGAAGCAATAATTAACCCAGCATCTGATGGGGAAGGAAATACAGGTCAAATAGCCAACAAATTAGATTGGCGATTCTACGTGGAACAGGAGTCGGCTTCAAAGGTAAAGTTAGGTTTCTACCGAAGCTGGTCTGTAATATCCGGCGAATGGGAAACAGGGCTTGATGTTGACTTGAATGAGTTCACCTATGTAGCCGCTAGTTATGACGATGATGCTGTCACAAATGACCCAATTATATATGTGGCAGGAGAACCCGTAGCAGTAACCGAAACAGGCATACCAGAAGGTGTTAGGGTAACTGATGTCGGTGATAATCTAATTGTGGGTAATCTTGCACCGACAAATCTCACTTTTGATGGCGTGATTGATGAAGTTCGTGTCTCCGATACTTCACGTTCTGCCTCTTGGATTAAAGCCACATACAACACATGCTGGGATAATCTTTTAACTTATGACTTCTGTGGAGATTGGCTACAGAGTTGGAAGCAACGCATCGCCATTACTATTGACCACACGCTAATAGATTCCGACCTGACCCACTTCCCAGTAATGATAAGGATTAGTCCAAAGACAGGGGCTAATGAGCAAGACTTAACCAGGGTATTTGACGAAGTAGGAGTTGAAGACCAGAAGATAGCCGTTACTGACGATACTGGTGTTAGTCAATTATACGTGGAAGTG